CGTTTTAAGAAATCACTGTTTTCAATATCCGAAAAATCAGTAATTTCAGCATCTTTATCTGCCATCGTAATACTTAAGCCACATTCGGCTCCAACTTTCACAATGTTAACTCCATTGAACTTTTCATACTTCTTTGGAACACCATTAATGTTGTCATCACCATAAGTCATGGTTTTGATAGCATCACGATACATGACTTTACCTCGAAGTTCGGGATAAAGTCGAAAGAAAAAGATACGAAGATAGAGAGAATTGACAATACCATTTAATTCTGTTGTAACAGGATTCCCCGAAGGATCACTATTAGCCAACTGAATGATAGTGCCAAAATAATGTAAGTTTGGATAAGTAATATCAGTAAGAACACCTCGAGCAATCGTGAGTTGTTCTTCATCACATCCAAGTTCTTTCATTATTTCTATCATAATACCAGCAGCAGTAGTAGACGCTTGCGCAGACATAGTCTGATCAAAAGCAGAATAATCTAATGCTACAATACGCTTCCCTTCTTCAACCTTAATGTGATTATAAAGTTCTTCACATTCAACACTATCCATGTTGATGCCCTTAGCAGATTCAAACAAGAACCTGTTTTTAGACATAAGTCGAATAATAGGAGCCAAATGTTGTCGACACAAAAGCAAGAAAGGGAAATTACACCCCATAAAAACTCTAGCTTTCAACTTAGTGACAGACAATAATTCATTAACCTTAACCGAACACTTAAATAAAGCTCGACAAGTCATACCAGCAAGATAACGACCTTTCATTTCTTGCATTTCTTCAACAATACTTACTCCATTGTTCTCGATAAGTTGTCGAGGTGCCAACGGAATATCAGGATCTAAAGGATCCCGTTCCAAAAAACTTTTCTTCTTTCCTTTGAAGAGAAAACCACTGGATGTACTGTTGTCAATACCACCTAATCCTTGTTCGCCAGTACCATCAAGAGTTTCTTGAAGAGTCAAAATACGACCCAATTCTTCTCTTTTATCTTTTGGCATCTTACGAATCAATTCACGGATAGGTTTAATATAATCCTCAGCTGCAAATTCCAATTCATCAAGAGAAAACTCCTGATTTGGATTTGTCAACTTAGT